GTGACTTGACGGTTGAAGGTGCAGTTACTTATATCTCATCATCGACACTAAACGTCGATGACTCAATGATTAAGTTGGCTGCTAATAACTCAACAGACGCAGTTGACACCGGCTTCTACGGCATGTACACATCAAGCGGCACTAAGTATGCTGGTCTCTTCAGAGATGCTACAGATGGTATCTTCAAGGTATATACAGGACTTCAGGTTGAACCAACATCTACTGTTAACATCTCTGGCGCTGGTTACGGTCTTGCTCAGCTTGACGCAATCATCGACGGCGGAACTTACTAACTAAATATAATCACTCAGACCAAGGGACAAGTGTTTCCCTTGGTCTTCCTCTCTAGGAGTTGGGTGTGGCATCCACAATTAAAATAAAACGCAGTAGCGTTGCTGGCAAAGTGCCAACAACTTCTGATATTGCTACTGGCGAACTTGCTATCAATACCAAAGACAAGAAGATATATTCTTCGAACGGCACTGCTGTTTTCGATTTCGCTGCCCCTTATCTTCAAGTAACCAACGCAGCCGCAACTTATCTCACCAAAAATAATCCGATAGTCACAGGCACACTAACAGCTAATGGATCTGTTGGTACGGCTGGTTATTATCTACGAACATCTGGTTCTGGAGTCTACTGGAGTCCTGTATCAGCGAGCGGTGGAGGCGGTGGGGCATCATCAAATGCAACGTCACAGACGTTTACTGCCAGTGGTTCAAATGCTACATTTACTTTATCGTCTTCGATTTCAAATGCAAAAAATGTAATAGTGACGCTTGATGGTCTAACTCAGATTCCTATCACACATTATACGATATCTGGAACCACGCTCACATTTACATCCACACCGATAACGAATACGATTATCGAAGCTAGAGATTTATCGACCCTAGGAGGATCTGGATCTTCAGGCGCAACAGTCAACATATCCGACACATTCACAGCAGTTTTTCTATTGGGTTTATGATAGAGAGGAATTATGGCTACAACATATAAAATTCTTGGGCAATTAGAATCTGCTGCTACCACGCTAGAAACTCTTTACACAGTTCCAGCTGCTACATCTGCCGTTCTTTCATCTATCAATATTTGCAATAGAACTGCTGGATCAAAAGCGGTTCGCATTGCTATCCGTCAAGCAGGCGCAGTGATTGCAAACAAACAATACATAGCTTATGATTTGGCCATCGCAGCAAACGATTCTGTAGCATTATCGCTTGGTGTTACCCTTGCTGCGACCGATATCGTTACGGTATATGCCAGTGCCGGCTCATCTATTTCATGGAACTTATTTGGATCTGAGATTACATAATGACAGTTAAACCATTTTCACGTTTGAATTATGCTCCTAGAAATTACAATGTTATATCTGCGACTATGGTTCCAGTGTATAGTGTGTCAGCTAGTTCGTCTTCTATAAATGAAGGAACAACTGTCACATATACAATCACAACACAATATGTTTTAGATGGTACAGTTCTCTATTGGACGACGTCCGGAACAACAGTTGCTGCCGACTTCACCGATGGTCTAACATCTGGTTCTGTGACGATGACAGATGGTACGGCTACAGTCACGCGCACTCTCGCGAGCGATATTACAACAGAAGGCGCAGAAACTATTGTTTTTGAATTACGCACCGGATCTACATCAGGTACGATTGTTGCTTCTACGCCTTCAGGTACTGTAAACGATATTTCAGTTCTAACTATTACTCCTGACGTGTCGTCAATGAATGAAGGCGCTACAGTAACGTGGACTATCAACGCTATTGGTTTTGGAACAGGTACGCTGTATTACACCAACAGCGGAACAACTAGTGCGGCTGACTTTACTGATGGATTAAACTCTGGTAGTATCGCTATTACAGCAGATTCTGGTACACTAACGAAAACACTAATAAATGACCTTTCTACTGAAGGTAGTGAAACTATCATCATACAGATACGCACTGTGTCAACAGCCGGCACTATCGTAGGTACATCAAACACAGTTACTGTCGCAGATACTAGTATTTCAACTCAAGCATACAGTATGAAATTTGTTGCAGCAAGTACTCAATATCTAACTGTCCCTACTTCTAGTTTCCTAACTGCGACCAATACATATACTATTGAGATGTGGTTAAACCCGACATCTTATCCTGGTGCTAGCACTAGTGCTGTGCTATATCATGTTAGTAATGCAACTGTTTCTAATTTTGGTGCATTGGTTTTATCTTTTTTTGGTACAGGAACAATACGACTAGACGTTAGACCAAGCACAGGTGGATCCAACGTACAAATTAACAGTGCGTCTGTTATCCCATTAAACACATGGACGCATGTTGCTGTTGTTGTTAATGCTGGTGCAGCTACAATTTATTTGAATGGAGTTAGTTCGGCTACGGGCAGTGTAGTAGTGATGGACGGAACTCAAACATTTTGTTCTATTGGACGATTGAATAATGGTTATACTACCAATCAAACGTATTACAATGGATTCATTTCAAATTTTCGTATTCTTAAAAACGTTGCACAGTATACAGCAGCATTTTCACCACCAACAGATAATCTATCAGCTATATCAGGCACTTCATTATTGTTAAGTGGCGCAACTATCGCAGATTCTTCTGGGAACTCTTTGTCGATAACAAACAATGGAACAACAATCACTAGCATGGAAAATCCATTTGGTGATTATAGCATGTCGTTCAATGGTAGTAGTCAATACTTAACAGGTGGCGGAGGAAGCACTTCTCTATATCTTGATGGAGATTTTACTATAGAATTTTGGATATACGGAAACAGTGGTGGTTTCTATAGATATATGTTTTCAAAGTTAGCTGCATATTCAGCAGGAAACAATATCAGTATAGCTTTTAGAAACGGAAACAGCAGTAATATTTCAATTTTTAGAGGTAGTGCTGGTGGAAGTGGAGTTATATTTAATGGAGGACCAGGCGTAACTGATGGTGTTTGGTATCACGTTGCAGTTGTTCGTAGTACTGCCAGCAGTTTGTATAAAGTTTTTATTAATGGTATTGGGTATAACTGGTTATTAAACGATACTGGCGTTTGGGATTATAGCACCTTTACTGTAATGGCTAATCCAAATGATGGAGGTTCTACTCTTGCTCAAACAGCAACTGGTGGATATATTTCGAACCTTAGAGTCATAAAAGGCACAGCCGTATACACAGCTAACTTTACACCACCAACAACACCATTAACTGCTATTTCTGGAACATCATTACTAACTGCTCAATATGCTGAATTGTTTGATGCGTCAACTAATAAATTTGCAATAACGAATACTGGTTCTGCAATTGCAACACCTCAGAATCCATTCGGTAATTATTATGCGTCGTTCAATGGAACCAGTCAATATCTTAGTGTTCCATATAATGCTAATCAAGCGTTTGGTGCAAACAATTTCACTATAGAAAGTTGGATTTATGTAACAGACATATCAAAACAAGGTTATATAATTTCTGCGTGGTATGGCGTCGGTGGACAATTCTATATTATAGTTAATTCTTCTGGGCGTTTAGTTTTTAGATATGTTACCGGAAGTACCACACAAGTGACTGTTACGGCAACAACAACATCAATAACAGCAAATGCTTGGTATCACATTGCGGTGGTTAGGAATGGGACAACTATAACACTATATGTTAACGGAGTTGCTGATTCAACTACATCTAATATAGGTTCAACTGCTTTAGTCTATTATAATGGAACTCAAAAAGATATCTATCTTGGTAGAGATGGTACAACTGCTTTAAATTATTTCGCTGGATATATAACTAATGCGCGTATCGTTATTGGAACAGCAGTTTATACAGGAAATTTTACTCCACCTGCAACACCATTGGCAGCAACACAATCAAGCGGAACAAACATATCAGCTATCACAGGAACATCAACAACTTTATTGACTTGTCAATATGCTGATATTGTTGACGCATCAACTAATAAGTCTACCATAACGAATGGCGGTTCGGTACTAACATATTTAACTGATGTATTTTCTAGTATTGTTTCTGGTGTAAACTATGCTCAGAAAAACTATAGCTTGTCGCTGAATGGTACAAGTCAATATATAACCACAGCATCTAGTACTGCCGCTACTGGTGATTTTACAGTTGAATGTTGGGTTTATGCTACAGCATATACGACTAACATGGGAATATGGTCAATAGGTAGCACTGAAGCTTCAGGTAGGTATGAATTATATCTAGCTTCTTCTTATACTTTAACTTTAGATCAGTACACGGTTGGTGGGCCTACATACGGCACTATTAGTCCAAACACATGGTATCATATTGCTCTAGTGAGATCTGGATCTACCTTAACCATGTATATTAATGGAACAGTAAGAAGCGTCACTTCCGGGTCTGCCACTTTAAGTGGAACTATCGGAGGCACAAATGGTTATGTTATTGGAAAAACGACATATGCATCAAATGCTCCGTGGTCAGGATATATATCAAACTTTAGATACGCAAGTGTTGCAGTATATACCGGCGCATTCACTCCCCCAACATCCCCACTAAAAATTTCACAATCTGCCGGAATAAACATTGCAGCTATCACTACACAAACTAATATATTGACTTGTCAGTATAACACACTGTTTGATGCTTCTAATAATAAGCTTGCAATTACCCGTGTATCAAGTGCGGACATGGTAAATGTATATCCGTTTCCAACATAAATAAGAGAAGTCATGGCACAACAAAAAATCAAGATAGGATATATCGAAACTGCAGGATCATCTAGCGGTCAAGTTCTGACTTCTAATGGTACTGCTCTTTCGTGGTCTACTCCATCAGGTGGAGGATCCTCAGGCGCGTCTTGGTCTGCGTTGACTTCTACAAACACAGCACTCCGTACACTTATCAGCGATCGTATGCAGGTTGCTAATACCAAAGCATATCTTGCGAATACTAACTCATTCATCAAGTCTCAATTAGCCAATACCAATCTTCGTGTTAATCTAATCAACACGAATCTAACTGGCACTAATACTGCATTGAGAACTTTGATATCCGACAGAATGCAGGTAGCAAACGCGACTGCTATTGGTGCGTCTAAAGCATCATGGTCTGCTCTCACATCAACTAACACCGCACTTCGTACACTTATCAGTGACAGATATCAAGTAGCAAATGTTAATGTGCTATTGAATGCTAAAGCCACATGGACAGGATTGACGGGCACTAACACAGCACTCCGTACGCTTATCAGTGACCGTATGCAAGTTGCTAACACCAAAGCGTATCTTGCGAATACCAACTCATTTATTAATTCTCAATTAGCTAATACCAATCTCCGTGTCAATCTAATTAATACCAATCTCGCTGGTACCAATACGGCTGTTCGTCTATTGATTAGCGACCGTATGCAAGTTGCTAATGTTAAATTAATATTGGCTAATACGAACGCATATATTGCTAGTGTTGTTTCTAGTGGTGGCGCAAGTTGGTCTGCAATTACCGCTACCAATACTGCGCTTCGTTTACTTATCAGTGACAGATATCAAGTAGCAAATGTCAATACGCTATTGAATGCTAAGGCCACATGGACTGCGCTTACGGGAACTAACACCGCTATTCGCACTTTGGTGTCCGATAGATTACAGGTAGCAAATGCTGTGGCTACATATCAAACAAAAACAACTGAACGTGCCGCACTTGCAAATACCAATTTGTACATTGCGGCGCAAGCAAGTCGTATTAACTTAATCAATACCAATCTTACTGCTACCAATACGGCCATTCGTAATTATGTGGACACATCTGTTGCGGCTGTTGTCAATTCGGCGCCCGGCACACTAAACACACTATATGAACTTGCTGCTGCTTTAGCAAATGACCCTAACTTTGCTACGTCAACGGCCAGTCTTATTGCAACTAAAATATCTGTTGCTAACACAAAAGTGTACCTTGCAAATACCAATTCATACATTGCAACCAAAGCTTCATGGGCGTCGGTAACTGGTACCAATACTGCGCTCCGTACGCTTATCAGTGACCGTTTACAGGTTGCTAATGCTGTTTCTACATATCAAACAAAATCAGTTGAACGTGCTGCACTAGCAAATACCAATCTGCGCATCAATCTAATTAATACCAATTTAACTGCTACCAACACCGCACTTCGTACACTTATCAGTGATAGATATCAAGTAGCAAACGTCAACACATTATTGAATGCCAAAGCAACGTGGGTTGCGCTAACTGGCACTAATACAGCTATCCGTACTCTAGTATCTGATAGATATCAGGTTGCAAACGTCAATACACTATTAGCTGCGAAAGCCACTTGGGCAGGCCTTACTGCTACCAACACAGCGATTCGATTACTTGATGCTCAGAAGCTTCAGGTTGCAAATGCGACAACATTACTATTAGCAAAAGCATCATGGACAGGTCTAACAACTACCAACACTGCCCTTAGAACTCTTATCAGTGATAGATTGCAGGTTGCAAACGCATCAACGCTATATCTAACTAAAAATAATCCAGTAATCACTGGCACATTAACAGCTAACGGTGTTGCTGGTACGGCTGGTTATTATCTCCGTACATCAGGCTCAGGTGTATATTGGTCTCCTGTATCTGGTGGTGGTGGATCTGCTGCTAATGGATTCTCAGGAAT